TGCTCTTCCGATCTCCATACGCTGTGAAGCTGACTGTGAAGCGATAGCCGCGTTACCAGCACCTACGACGTTAGTACCCTTTGAAAGAGCACCAGCAACGGCACCAGCACCAAGACCACCTACACGAGCTATTTCAGCAGCATATTCATCTGATATACGTTTAGCCTCGTCTGCTATAGCCTTGTTTCCACCAGCAGTGCTCTCAAGATTGCGAAGTAGCCTGTCTTGGTTACGGCTAGGGTTGGTTGTGTCTACTAGTTTATTTACCAGGCCAGGGTAGTTCAGAGTTGACTTAACATCAGATAATAGTGGGCGGGTAGAGGCAGGAGCTGAGGCTGTGTTAGCTGTTGGAGTAGTTGTTACTAGACCACCAGCTCCACCCTGGTTCGACTGGTTAGGGTCTACTGTTGGTAGTGTCTTTGGAGGTACAGGCTGCGTTAAAGAGGTGAGGGCTGGAGACTTGTAGTTGTATGTACTAGGGGGCGTTGTGGTACTGTTACCCTTTGACTTTAAAGCTTCCACTGCGGGATTTTTATAGTTATACGTTGAAGTCTTACCAATACCAAGCTTACGTTGCGTAGGTACTGATATATTAGAACTCAGAGAGTTGGAGATTGCCTGTGCCATGTTGGTATAGTAACAGTTTCTACTTTAATAAGGCCAATAAAAGGTCGTTATTCTCGTGCGAAGATAAACAAATTCGGGTTTGAGCCAACAGGTTGCTGTCCTAAGTCTACGTTGATTGACTTTGTGCCTGCGTAGCGCTCTAGTAGCTGTAGGCGTTCGTCATACATAGCCTTGAAGCGGTTGAACTTACTTTCGTCAGATACGATAGAGGTGTAGTAGGTAGAAAGAGCCCCGTATACGAGCATGTCATGGAAGTCCTCTTGTAGAAGTGGTAGCTGCCCGATAACGTAACTAGTTGCTGTTGAGCTTGGGGCGTTTTCAATAGGCATGGCTAAGGTGAGTGACGTGTCGGAATTGAAGCGGACTATTGGGTACCAGATACCTTCGCCTTGGGGTGGGGTTATTTTCAGGTACAGGTTGAAGTAGGTAAGGTCAGTATTCAGAGGGAAAGCGCCGGTGGTATTCCAGCTTGTGGTCACTCCCGTTATAGCGTTGCTGCCTGCTGTGATGCCAGAAAGTGTACCAGTAGAATAGTCAGAGATTGTTAGGTCTGGGGTACGGGCTTTGTAGTTAAAGCTTATTACGTTACCTGACGAAGATGGAATAGGCCAAAACAAAACCTGGTTCTGATAAATAAAGAAGTTGTTTGGAATGTCTGAGGTGTACGGTAGAGCGTTAAGCATGGTCCACTCCTGTATAGATTGGACTGGTGATGGGGTGTAAACAAGCTGTCCTATCGTTATAGTGTCATTCTTAATCTTGGAGACGTTAGGTGGAATAGGGTATGCCTGAACACCTACTGTAGAAATGTCTACTGTAGCAGCCTCTGTCAACGCAGGACTCCAACGAATATTTGTGGAACCTTTTGTGAAGAATACAGTTCGTTGTTCGCCTGAACTAAAGACAACTAGTTGAGTTGTTGTCGGGCCTGTCCAGGTTGTAGTTAGTACTGCTGACACAGCATCTACAGCCGGTGCTCCAGTCAAAACTAAGTCCTCAGCACCTACAGTAAGAGTGGTGTAGGTACGCTCGTTGTCAAAGTAATTTTGTAGAAGATACCGATGTTGGTCACTAATAAGTTGCTGCCCAAGGGACTGGTTGGCACTTGTTGTGTTGTTTGAGAGGTTGGTAAATAGGTTTGTAAGTGTTGTTAGTGTTTTCATATAAATAAATTAACCGCCTGATAATGAGTAGGTAGGCAGGGCATTTCGCTTGTTGTTTACCTGGACTAGTGTGAAGTGAAAGTCAGTTTGAAGGGTTAGAGAACCACTGTTGTAGCTCCAAGAAATCTCAAAATAGTTATCCTGACAGATAGTTATTGGGTTGAAGAGGTCATTTGATTCTGGTCCTGTCATACACGCCTGCACTGAGTAATACTCAGTACCTAAGTTGTGAGTAATTTTGTAGATATTCCCAACCTGAAGTTCGACTGTCCAGCCTGATGGAAGAAATACAAAAGGAGTATTTGCAACTAGTCCATCGTAGGGCACAAAGCCCGTATAGGTGATGGTTGGGGAGAATATAGAAGGACTATTCACCCCGTCATGGGTATGAAAAGGTATATTGTTGACAGTAAAACGAGCTCCGTTACTACTACGAGCTATTTCCTGTTGAACTATTTGTCTGATTTTTTGTTCATCCATACTAACGTAGTCTTATTTGAACCAGCCGACCAAACGAAGAAGCTGAAGTTCCAGGGGTAGTAATCACCGCCCTAATTTGTATCCACTGTGTCTTCTGGAAGGCCATATCATAGTAACCTGAAATAGGTTCGGCTGTCTCAGCATTGGCAGTGCCGCAGGTTGTCCAGGCTCCCGTTGCGTTTAGGCGGTAGTAAAGCTGCACACTGTCAGTGCTTGTTAGTGGGGTCGACAGTTTGTACTCAAGCTGTGTGAAAGTGTCTTTAGATAGCAGTGTTCCAGTAGGTAGAAGGTCAGTCTCTATGATGTACTGCGTCACTGGGGTTGTAGCTGTAGCATCAATACCAAAGGTTGATGTTGCGATACTGTAACTATCCTGCCAAAAGGACCAGAACTGTGGTGCAATGGCGTTCTGCTCTTCGTTAGGTATGAGGATGCGGGCAGTGCCATCATAGTCTCCGTATGAGTTCTGGTTTTCTAGACGGAGAGACAAACCTGGGTCAGTAGATGACATATTGCCTGATGGTATGAACGACCACACACCACCACAGTTACCAGCCTTAGTAGAAGTCTGGTCTAGTATTGAGAAATAGACGCGCCCACGTAGGTACATAGCATCAAACCAAGTGAAGTAAGGTTCTATGTAGGTAGATGGGGTGCCTGGTACACCAGCACAATAGTCAGGTACTTTAAGTACAAGTGAGGCAACTGAACCGTTTGAAATATAGATATTTCCCTTATTTCCAGCAAAAACATACGCCATGTTATTGACATTGACCATTGCTTTTACGTCGTTTTCAGGCAGCGCAATAAAGTCTGAAGGGGTAGCGTCTATCTGATTCCATGGGTACAAAAGGTTGGTTTTACCCCCAATAAGCACTGTGTTTCCTACTTCCACCATACACTGTGCCACTTCGTTATACGGGAGATTCACACGTTGCTGGGTGAATTGTACTGTGGCATTAGCCCCATTAACCCCAGAATCACCAAATACACCGAAGGTGTTAAAGTACTGATTTCCTGAAGCCCCCGATGCAATGTTTATAGCTGAACCTCCTGTACTAGCTGCATATACTCCAAAAGTATCCGTACTGTACGAGTATTCAATCCAGTAAACCGTTTCACCTACCAAGTTGGTTGGGGCTGTACCGTATACATCAGTAAAGAATACAGCAGGGATGCGGGCGGCTGCACCTGTCGTATCCTCAGTGTAAGGTAATGCGCCACCAATTAAGGCTGAAATAGTCCCTGTAGTACTACTAGCTGTATACTTAGCATAGGACTGAACGTTTGCTAACGAAGTAAGAAGTGAGGTGGTTGGAAGAATCTCACCAATGTAGTTAAGGTCTGTGTAGTACATCTTTCCTTGGTTTCCTACATAGGCGTAGTTTATGTGGGTTGGAAAAGGGTTGGCTAAGTCCATATTACTAGCAGGAAAGAACAAGGAACCCAAGTCAACCGTTGGTTTTGTGAAAATCTGAGCACTATTTAAGCAGAACAGCCTTCCATTGAGGACATTCATACCAGTAAAGGCAAAGCCAGAGTAGTTATTGGGGTCTGGAAGCATCCAGCCAGTGCCATTTGTATCAAAGACATTAGTGTCATACACCCAAACATACCCGCTATTGTCTAGGACATAGTAGCGGTATTCATTACTAGTAGCTGTGCCAAAACGCTCTGTGGCTTTAGCTAACGCCGCACCAGGAGTAGCTATTGTACTGAAGGTGATGGAGCCTGTTGTTCCATGAGTCAGTTCGTTTTCTTCGTATGGGTCGTATTTGGCAGATAGTTTAATCTTTCCACCTGATGCATACGATACGTAGTAGAGGTTAGTTTGAGCAATCTTTAAAACAGTGAAAATATCACTAGACGTAAAGGTATGGATGGTTTTCCCAGCTACTTGAGTAATTGTTCCTCCTGTTGCAATCATCGTACCTGTAGTGTAGGAGATTATTACAATACCCGAACCGCCATCACCTCCCAAGTATGAAGTCCCGTCTGCACCAGCACCTCCTCCTCCTCCTCCAGTATTGGCAGTAGCATCAGCTCCAACGGCACTTTCTCCTCCATTACCACCACCACCAGCACCGCCGGTTCCTGCTACATATATTCCTCCTTTGTAACCTCCTCCTCCACCACCACCGTAAGTAACAGCAGACCCAGAAATAGAGCTTGAAACTCCATCACCTCCGTCACCACCAGTGGTTGAACCAACTTCCCCAACCTCACTTGCACCTCCTCCTCCTCCTCCCCATGAATTATTTCTTCCAGCACCTCCAGCAAAACCAGCCGTAGCAGAGCCTCCACTACCAGATGAAGAGTTTTGCGCTCCTCCACCGCCACCTGAGCCTCCTGCTCTACCATCATGAAATGAACTATTGGAACTACCTCCACCGCCTCCTCCCACTGCTGTATCTACTGTGTTTATAGAAGATGAACCACCGTCTGCTTGTGTGAAGCTACTAGTACTGGTGCTAACACCACCAGCACCAACAGTAATAGAATAAGTACCCACAGAAACGGAGCCAGTGTCTTCTAACACTTCACCAGCACCTCCTCCGCCACCGGAACCATCAGTGTTATTAGTAGCACCTCCAGCTCCTCCTCCACCAACTATTAAGTAGTCAATGTCTGCTGTAGAGGGACTTGCAGTAACTCCAATATCTGTAACCGTAGAAGCTGATACAGAAATCCATTGACCTGCCTTTAGATTGGATGGAGCATCAAATAAAGTAGCTCCGTCTGGAGTCAAAGTGCCGTTAGATATGGCGACTTGTTGTTGTGCTGTGCGACCAAACGAAGCCATCACCTCCCCTAGTTCAGTGGAGATGTTGGCGTTTTGTATATTAGCAGTACCTTTGGTGGGTGAAGGAGCTATTCCTTGCTCTACACCATCCCACACAAGGTCTTGCCCTTCGTCTGTTTTTTCAGTGCGCCACATGACACAAGTATAGTCTGTGATTGTTTAGGTAAGTAATTTAAAGTCGGTTATCCTATTCCCACCATGGTGAGTTGAGGCCCAGGTGTTGCTGCTGCTCCACAAGTACTTGGTACGTCTGAAACGAAGGTTGGGGTATTCACTCCAGTCAAAGTATTCCCGTTTCCAGAGTTATCGGTATAGACGTTATCAAGAGTCCATTCAGCTTGAAGACTTGTGGTTGTTCCCAGAACATTACACTTATTGTCATTTATTTCACTCGCTGTCCGTACCGTTTTCCAAATACGGACTAAAGAAAACTGGGCATCAGGGTAATAACCGGCGGTAACTGGGTCTGATTGACCTATTCTAAAGGCACTTGTGCCATTGAACATCGCAGTACAGCCTGTACCTGTATTGGTATTAGTTACTGATTGTGAGACTCCATCAATATACCACTTTGCTTTTGTCGCGAGTGTTGTCGAAGGGACGTCACAGGTTACGGCAACGTGGAACCATGTGTCTATAGTAAGAGCGTAACTTAAGATACTTGTGAAAAAATTGGTTGGTGTCCCACTAGTAAAAATACGGAAAACTAACTGTTTTGTCCCAAAGTCTTCATAACTGGTTTCGTATTCACGATTGGTGGTATTACCTGTAGACTTTAAAATCATCCAACGACCAGCAGGGTTACTGAGCGTTTCTTTCATCTTTACCCAAAACTCAATAGTGATTGTATCAGTACCACTAAAACTAAGCGACGAATTATCTGCAATAGTAGCGTACTCCGAAGAAGCCTTAGTAAGCCGCATTGATTGTGTAAGTCCGTAAGCCATATTATTTCTTGACTTCGTTACCGAATAGAATCATTGGGTTATCCTCTCCAGTCCATTCAATCGTGTTGTAGAGACGGTCATTCTTCTCCATCAGAAGAGCCGAGAATGAGGCATCGTGCTTGTTCTTTGACCACTCCAAAAGAGCCGCCCAAAAAGTCAGCTCGGGATGAGCCTGACAGTACTCGGAAAATTCTTTGAGGGTATCATTCATAGCTACATGTTTTTAACGTATATTTTCTTTGCGTCCGTTTGGACCTTCTGTTGAAGAGCTGCCAGGTCAGCTTCCCACGCAACTGGCATACCGCCTAATTCTTTTAGTCGGGTGAAACGCTCAAGCTTAGCAAACTCTCGGAACCAAGCTCGTTCATCCTTCTCGGCTTGAGTTTCCTCTACTACCGTTTCCTCTGTTGGAGTGTACACTCCAACGGTAACGGCTGTTACTTCAGTTTCAAGTGCGTTGAGACGCTCTAGCTCGTTTCTAATCCGGCGATTCAATTCATTTATCGAACTAACGTTGTACTCCTTGGTAAATTTCTGCGAACCGTTTGCAAAAGCTACCTCAATCTTGAGTTCACCGTTAGAAAGGTTCTTTGATGTAATATTTGATGACCACATATGTTATGCGTATGCAAGGTTAACGACAATTTCGTTGGCAGCTACGGCTGTAGTACCAGCGTCAGTTGCCTCGGTTGTTAATGCGAAAGCGATGCCTGTAGGGAACGCGATACCTACGTTAGGGATTGGGATGTTGGTACCGGCACCGGCGGTGTTGCCTGGAATGGCGAAAGTAAATACTGGGGTGTCTGTACCTACTGTTGGGGCGGATGCCTTGTTGTAGAGCTTTAGGTAGCGTACTGCGGCGTTTACGTTTGAAGCTGTAACCATATAGAGAGTACCGGCACTGGCCTTTACTGAAGTAGCGTTAGTGGAAGCGGCCGAAACAAGCTTGTAGGCAGTAGCACCACCAGCAGCGTGTGCATAAGTACTGACAATCTGCTTACGGTCCAGCGTCATGCGAGCGATACCACCATCACCCTCATCTACTGAGTCGGTGGCTGTTTCATCAGCCAGGAAGGCTACCGGCAGGACTCGTCCTGTAGCTGGAGTGAAGGCTGCGTCGTCTACCTGAGTGGCAGTGTCACGTGTCCAAAGGGCACCTACTGAATCGGTGTTGATGGTGGCGTTATCACCTGTAGTACCAGCACTTGAGGCTGCCGTGTCACGACGAACCGAACCAGCCATAACGACAATACCGCCAGCCGTTTCTGCTGCGTCTTCTACTGCCGAGCCAGCAATCCAAAGTCGCCCAAGTGAGTCAGTTGAAAGCGGTTCGTAATCTCCTGTCGTACCCGAAGAAGCGGCAGCAGTGTCTTTACGAACGGCCAAGGCCATGACACCAGTGTCACCAGTGGCATGGGCTGCGTCCTCAGCCTTACCAAGGTTGGTTGCTCCCGTACCTGGAACGATAGAAAGAACGTCTACGTCGCCAATGTTGTTAGTACCAGCAGGAATGGACGGCAGAGTAACTACATCAACGTTACCGATGTTGTTATCACCTGCTGCAATTGACGCGATGTCTACATCACCGATGTTGTTGTTACCAGCCGGAAGAGCTGAGACTACATCTACGTCTACTGATGACTGGTCAGAAGCTATTACTACTGGCGCACTGTTCGCCATTGTAGCTTGACCGTTTGGATTGTTTGGATTGAAAGCCATATAAAATAATTAAATAATGTTCCAGTTAGCATTATCGCTTACTAAGTCGAGCGATTCGTACTGCACGTTCAACGTGGCGCTGGCACTGCCGTCTATTGTCTGAGCTGATGTTGTTGCAATAGTGACAGTGTTCACCCCTACACGTTTAATAGTGTAGCGGTTCGTATTACCAACGGCTGTTGGTAATGTCACTGTCGTCGTACCACTTACCAGATACACATAGTCGGTACTGGCAGTAGACCCAGCATTTGTCGGTGTGCTGACAACGTTAATGGAGCGCGTTATACCTCCCGCACCAGATACTGTCCCCCATGAAACAACACCCGCACCATTGGTTTGAAGCACTTGGCCATTAGTACCATCGACAATAGGTAGGGTGATGGTACTAGCAATAGTGATGGCACCTGTGTCAGAGATGGTTACGTTGGAGTTCTGGATAAGCTTACCAGTGACTCCATCGAAGCGAGCAATAGCATTGTCTGTGGCGGAGGCTGGGCCTACTACGTCACCACTACCTGTGCCTGATAGGGACACAAGAAGTCGGTGGGTAACAGGGTCAGCATAAATCTTAACGGGAGTGGTACCGTCTACGTTTGATACCCCCAGAAGGGTTGGTACAAAGTTTCCATCTCGTGAAGCGTCAGCCATATTTAATTGCTATCTACTAATAGTTTCCCAGTAGCATCAGCGTAAATAACAACGGGGGTAACTCCATCTACTGACGACACAGCAATCAGAGCGGGGATGTAGTTAGCATCCCGTGGGGCTACTGTGCCGCCGTGGTCTGTACCTGTGGTACTGTCATCTACAAGAAGGAAGCCTGTGACTTCAGCTTGTATAGGCACGATAGTCTCACCATCAGTCTCTAGAGCACCAATAAGAGTGGTTATGTTGTTCTCGTCGCGCTGTGCTGTTTCTGGCATGGTCTTATAGTAGAACTCAACGGCAAACTAGACAAAGTTGAGGTGAGTGCTATCCACCTACTTATCAACATGCTTCTCGGCCTGTAGTAGAGCAGTGTACCTATCGTTTATCTGCTTCTCCCTATCATTTAGCTCAGTAGCTTTCTTTTCTAGCTCTTCTGCTTTCTTTTTAATACCAGCCTCGTGGGTAGCAAGGTCAGCCTCCTTCTCCATCAGTTTCTTTCCTTCTACAGCCACAAAAATACTTATAGTATTTAGGCTTTGCTCCGCCTCACGTCGTATGCGGGAGGCTTCCTTCATGTCCTCTTCCTTCTTATCCGTATACCCAACAGCACGCTTACGCATGGCTGTAACGTCCTCTCGTTCTTTTAGTAGACGCTCAGTCTCACTAATGACCCATTTGTGTTGCTCGTTTATCTCAAAGGAGCGTTTGTCTAAGGCCATGGCCAGCTTTACAAGCTCAGATTCTTTCTTTTCCAGCCTGATGCGCTCCTGGTCTATTTTCTTTGTGCCGTAATCTCTGTCAGCCTTTACGGTCTCTAGTTCGCGGCGTACAGCGTCTAGCTCTATCTGAACTTCACCTATTTCCTTATGTATCTGGGCTACGGTTTTCTTCCTAAATTCAATAAGTGAAGCCTCCTCCTCGGCGGCAGTTTGGCGTAGCGTATCGACTCTTTTAGCAAGCTGAAGACCCTGCTCAATTTCAGAACGCTTCTCCTGAGCTTTAGCTACTGATATCTCGCTCTTTTTTAAGAGCCTCATTCCCATACTACGAAGCCATCGCCTTAGCCTTTAGCGAGGTCTTTTGGTCTATAGCAGTAGTGTTGAGTTCACCTGCATCGTTACGGGTTAGCTTGTCCTCAATCGGTTCCTTGTCTGTAAAGGTGACGTTGGCGTTGGTAATCTTTAACGGCTCTAGGCAGCGTTGGATGTATGGCGTTAGCTCATTTATGGTATAGGTGCCAGCCTGGTGTATGCCATTTAGGCGTGGTGTACCATCTGGGTTACGCTCCTGCTTCATAAGGTTACTGAAGCCACCACTCTTGAAGTATTCACGCTCGGCAAGGTCCTTGGCGAACTTCTTTCTGATGTGTTGTATTTCGAGCGGTGAGTGGTCAGGTATCACCATAGGTGAAGTACTCTCAGCAGGGAAGTGGTATTCTTTACCTCCCCATATACCCACGAACTCTTCTGTGGTCCAGTTAGTAAAACGAAACACTCCGTCGAAGTCCTGTGGAAGTACTGTTTCATACTTCATGATTGATTTGTCATCCATATACTTTTTATCAAAGTTACTACCCTATCTTCTAGGGCGGGAAGTTCTAATGGTCCCGTGCCTACCCCATAGGCCTCTCCAGTACTAGGGGGTAGAGCGGAACAATTAAAGGTCGATAAACACTGCGCGATACTCAGTGTCAACTCCTGCTTGAGCTGCAAAGCCAAGGCGGGCAGTGGTAGCGGCTGCAACAGAGACTGAACCTGCTACAGAACCAACACTGATACCTAGACCAACACCGATGGCACCTCCTGCAAGGCAAGAGACGATTCCCTTGGTAACAAGGAAGCCATAGGCACCGGCTGCAATGGTGTTAAGACCAACTCCAACCTGAGCACCTGTGACAGTGGTTGGCTGGATGATGACGTTATAACCATGAGCTGGAAGCAAACAAACTTCTGAGGCAGTAGTGATTGCTACTGTTGCTCCTTCTTCTAGCGTAAGAGCTAGAGTGGCTGAAGCGTCTGCTGCTGGGTGTGAAGCAATGCGAAGAGTTTGACCCTCGCCGTTGTTGTCATTGACAACCACGAAGCCTCCTGCGTACTGGTTAGCTGTAGCGGCTGTAGCACCAAGGGTGACAGTTACTTTAGCTGGTACGTTACCGTTGGCTGAGTACGCCTGGTACGCGGTAACTGCAAGGTTCTGGTGGTTAGGAACGATGGCTGCATCCTGGTAGAGCTTACCGGCTGCTACAGCGTCTCCTGCCTTTACTAGAATGACCTCGCGGCCATCTGAAAGGTCGAAGCGTGTACCAACAAGCGTGTCCAATGACGCATCTGTTGATGTTTGGAACAAACCGTTTGCTACTAGAGCGAGTGGTCCTGTTGCTCCTCTTTGTGTAATACGTGACATAAATGATTTTTATTTTTCTAATTCCTTGCACCTGCTCACTGGCCTAAAGCGTCCAGCCCCCAGGATACAAGCGGCATAGTTACTACGCGGCGGTAGTTATGCTTGTCCATGTTGTCGCTCCGTCTGTGTTGATGTACAGGCGGGTTGATGACGATGAACCATCTGTTCGGACATATAGAGAACCCTTAGGTGCTGTATATGTTGGTGCGCCCGTACCTGCACTGAAGCCTACACCTAGCAGTGAAAATACGGGGGTTGAGTTGATAGCATCAATAGACATAAGCTATTTAGTTAGTCTATTAAACACCTGCGACTCCTGTGAGCTTACCCTGACGGAATGGAGCAGTCGTGATGAGCTGGCCTCCAACAATCATAAAGCCGTTGATGGTTCCCTGGTTGTATGACTTAATCATTCCAGTCCATGTGAAGGTATCACCTGGAGCGTAGATAGAATCTTCGTATACGTTACCCTGGATGTCCTTAGCCTTTGGCGAAACTCGCTCTCCTTCCCACCACTTTAGAGCGTACCAGTCGAGGAACTTGGTGTTGAGCATGTTGAAGTCACCAGTAGTGATTTTCTTATCGCGGGCGATAATCATGCCGTCCCAACGCTGTTCTGTGTAGCCTGAAGTTTGTGCAACAGTACGGTCCTTCGCTGAGAAGTCCATGTTGTTACGCTGGAATGGAGTCTGGAGCTGTTCAAAGTAACCCCAAGTGGTGTAGTCAGTGATGATGAAGTCTGGAATGACTGGACCGTCTGAGATTGCGTTCCAGAGAGTACGTACCTTAACGAGTGAGATAGTACCGCCTGAAGCTGTTACTGTTGAGTTAAGACCTGTGTACGAAGCGCGAGAAAGACCGCCGTATGTAGCGAGAGTAGTACCGTTGTCTACGATACCAGCCAAGCCCATAGGTGCCTTACCACCGAAGCCTGTACCATCGCCCTGGAGGAAGTTACCAAGGTCGTCAGCAGCATCCTGTGCGCGTGACTCCATAGTTACCTTCATGAGCTTGAGGGTCTGCATTGGTGTAGCGTTAACTGAGAGTTCAGAACCTGCGAGGGCTACGTTAGTAGCAACGAAGGTTGGGTAGAACGTCATGTTAACAGCAACTGGTTGCTGTGTGATTGGAAGGAGGTCAAAGCCGTTAAAAGCAACAGAGGCAACGCCTTTCTGGTACTTAATAGGGAAGAGCATTTGAGAACCGTTCCACTTCTTTGTCTTCTGCATCATCTTGCCGAAGAAGTAGTTGTCACGAAGAACCTGGTCGGTCCAGTATGGAGCGAGGTACTGGTTAGTCGTGGTTTGGATATTTACTGATGGGGGCATTTTATAATGTTAGTTTAGATAATTCCGTGTTCTTTTAGGTATCGTTCAGTTGTTTCCTTGGTTAGGTCACTGTTCTGAGTCGATGTACCTGTCGTCATAGAGCGAGATGCTAGTGTACGGGCTGTGGTATCAGCTTTGGGCGCGGTGCGCTCCTGGTACACTTCCCATACAGCGATTGGGTCGGCGTAGTAGAGGATGTTACCTTCCTTGTCTTTTGGAGACATTTTCTCCAGTAAACGATAGAAGTTAGTGCGGTGAGTCTCGGCTTCTTTTGAAGTGAGGTCAACGTTAAATTCGTCCTCTATTTCCTCAACCATTTCATCTAGTAGAGCTTCTGCTTCCACAACGGCTTTTGTCTCGGCTGAGGATTTCTCTTCGTAGGCAGCTAGTGCCTCACGCTTAGCTTCTTCCTTAACTGAGAGCAACGCCTGCTTGAGTATTTCAGTAGCCTCACGAGTCTCAGGGGATTCTGTACCATAGATGCGCTCTATGTTCTTCAGGTATTCCTCTGGGGCCTCTGTGCGTGACTGCTGAGCCTCAGTAAGCGCTTGCAAACGAGCTGCTAGTTCTATTCCTGTCTCACGTTCAGCTTGTAGCTTGGCCTGTAGTCGACGTTCGCGTCTATTTCTAGGCTCTAAATCTGCGTCTACCTCAGGGGGTTGGACATCCGTCTTTGGCTCTTCCTTTGGTTCCTCTCCACTTAGGTAGGCAAAGGGGTCTTGTTCCAACGTGTCGTTGTTCAGGTCTTTTAGGAACTGTTCTTGCTCATTTGGCATGTGTGTTTAGCTATTTCTAGCGGTTACGCCTATTGCTAGGGCTTTTGTATTGATAGATTCAAGCTCTTTGTGACGGGAGCTTTACAGACCGTGGGGGTTATTTATCTCCGTACATCTTTCCACCAGCCCAGCCGTAACTAGTTCTAAAGCGTGGATTCTTTGCTTTTTTAGGTGTATCTACTACGTGACCTTTTTCATCTGTTTTACCAAACCATTTCTTTCCTGTACCACCGTAACCATCACGCGTCACCTTGCTAACCTTATTAGCCAGTGCCTTACCCATTGCTCCTGCTACATCCTTTTTGTCTTCGTTACTTAATGCCATGGTAGTTAGTTATGCTCCCCACTTCTCACCTGATACTTTAGGTGTGGCTGGGACTTTATAATTAGGGGCGTTGCGCTTCTTAGGTGCCATCGGAACGGCCTTTAGGATGGGGTTAGACTTGTACTCATTAGTGCGACCCTTTAAGGCTTTTGTAAGTGGGCGCTTACCTTTTCTTGTTACCATAATTATTTATTAGTTTCTTTAGCATCAAAGCACTTAACGGCTGTGTCGCTCATGTATACTTCCTGCTTCATGTTCTTGTCACAGTGGCTCATGGTGTAATTCTAATTCAGCTAAGGGAGAGGTCAATTATTGTGGTAGTGGGACTTGCTCTAAACCTGCCGAAGCTGGGTCACGAGCTATGTCCTTTCCTGGTTCAGTAACACCTTCAGGTGGTGTACCTGCTGCTTGTGCCTGGGCGTTCATCATAGTTCCCTGTGCTTGGTTCTGCATCTGAGTCATAGCCTGTTGCTGTTGAGCAGCTTGCATCTGGGCAGCAAAGTCAGGGAAGTTAAGCTGCATGTAAGCCATAGGGTCTATCTTGTAGAGCACACCATCGGCAGCAGCCTCGTCTGGGTTAGGGAAGCTGAGCATCTTTAGTAGCGTCTTAGGTCCAATGGCTCCCTTATCAAATAAGGCCTGTGCCATGTTTATCTCAGTAATCTCATCCCGTGGCCGCATACTGTCAGGTGACACCGATACGATGAGCTGGCGGTTCAACTGTGCGTTACTGATGGTGACGTACTCTACTGCCTTAGCATTGCCTACAATGGCAGCGAAGTGCTTCTCGTCATAAAAGACATAGTAGAGCTGTGTAATCCAGTTAAAGACATTATCAGCTACCTGTTCTATAGCAGCACCTATACCCCCACCTATACGTGAGCTGTCGTTCTGCTGGTTTAGTATCTGGCCGCGTGCTGTAAGGTCCTCATCAGGTTGCTGTGAGGTAATACCCTGGATACCCCATGACTGGCGTAGGTCGTTCTTGCTTATTTCTAGTTCACTAAAGACAGAGGCTGGAAGGTCCTGTCCGTTAAGCGGCATGATGGCACGGTCAATAGGACCACCTGAAGGAATGAGGATAGGGTTGCCTTTACGTCTAGCGGTAGCTGCTTGTTTGGCTGTCTCCTGGTTGAAGTTATCCTCTGAAAAGGCGTATGAGTTGTTAGCTGCGCTGGTGTTGTAGTCTATCTGCTCAGTGCGGCGTGAGATACGGTTCTGGTTAGGAATGTTCTGCTCAATCAACGAGGTGATGTCATGTGGGCGCTCCTGTAGTGAGAATACTGAAAGGAAGGTGTATGGCTTCTTAGGTGCAGCGAAGTGGTTGCGTGGCTGGTCGAACATCAGCTCACCACGTATATCCATCATCGGGCCACCTGTAACAGGGTCTGTTTGTGGGTTTGGATACTTAAAGTATTGGTTTAGGTGCTTGTCTAGTACCTTTTCCTTATAGGTGACGAAGGTGTACTTATCATCAGCACTCCACCACTCAGTGTAGGTTACTTCTGTACCCATACGGCCTTCTACTGACTCAGAAATGTAGGTTTTGTGCTCTGGGAAGAGTTCAATGAGACGCTCAGCCGTGACGTGTACGCGCTCACCTAAGTAGCCGATGTAGTCACCGTAGGCATCCACGTAGCCCTTAGGGTCAAAGATGAAGTCCTGTATCTTTCTATTTTCAATCACCACGTCATTCACCTGGCTATTCCAGCCATGCTTTATAACGCCCAACTGATAGATAGACCACTGACGTACCATGAGGGCGAGCTTGCGCTTGAGTACAAGTTGGTCAGCGTGGAACTGGAGCATCGTCCGTACTGACTTAGATAGCTCTTCACCTTCTGGAGTGTTGTCACTAAATACAACAGGCTCTGGGTTCTTTGATAGGGCGGCTGCTAGGAATGTCTCCTCTGCCTCAAACTGTAGGTTGGCAGCGATAGGAGCATCGTCTGAGTAGAGCCACTGGCCATCCTTCTTCTTTCCAATGTATGACTCTAGGTTACGCTCAAATACCTTCTTGATGTCTGCCTCGTATGGTGCATAGCGCTTCTCCCACTCCTTGCGAAGCTCTAAAAGTTCCTCATCTGTGATGTCTAATGTAAGCGCACCGTACTTCTCACCTGTTGCTCCCTCGCCACCTGCTACTACACCGTCCTTTACTTTGTTTGTGTCGCTCTCTACTAGTTCCGTTACGCCACGGATATTAAGAGCGAATGGGTCTTGTGACTCTGACATATTAAAAAATTATGCTGTATAGCCTTAGGGCTGTCTATAAAGGTGTCGTCTTATCAATCATAATCAGGAACGGGCAATTGATGTGGTACTCGGATGTGAGTAGCATAGAACATACTGGGCAGTGGTTCTTCAGTATCGTCTTGCGCCAGGCTTTAATCCTCCGGTCCTTCCGTCGCCAGTTACGGTCATAGGTTTTCTTGTCGAAAGTCATATGTCTACCTGGTGAGTCTTAAAGGCACTTGGGTGTACAAATGTGGCTACCTCCTCTGCCTTCACCATCATTCCTTTAGGTATACCGTCTAGTGGTCCTTTCTGGTCTAGTACCTTAGCTAGTTCCCCGCCATAGCGTTGCAGCCCTACCATTGCGTACAGTAAGGCGTGAGCAAAGTGGTCAGGACCGTTACGCTTCCACACATACTCAGCACCGTATAGCTCCTTGTTATCCTTCTCGCGTGTCTCTTTAGACACTATCTTCTCTCGGTAAAGGTAGCCGAAGTGTGAGGCAAACTCAGCCCACTCCTCAGGCGTACCATTTAGACGTATACGCCCTATATCACGCATCTGCTCTACTACTAGGGTCATCATACGGTTACGGTCTACTGTTACCTTCCCGTACTCGTCACCTTCACCCCACTGCACCAGGTCTACACTCTTCCTATCCTTACGGTAGAAGACTAGGAACACACGGCCAGGGTACTCAGCCTGTAGCTGCCGTACACCTATCAAGTCACCACCCTGGTCAAAGATAGCTATGCTACGAGGAAACCTTTTGAGTAGCTCACGTATAGCGTCATATGGTGTCTTGGAGGCTGTGATGTCAGTAGCATGGTCATAGTAAAAAACCCCGTCCTTGTTCATTAGGACGTAGTGTATGCCGTGGCCTGTGTCTGCACCGATGATGGTACGGCCTTCCTGTTCGTTTATGACGTCTACACAGTTGCGTAGTACTACTGTGGGCTCTATACGGTCCTCTGAGCCTATATACGGTAGACCTAGTACGTAGTTATAGAAATACTGCTTGTCCTTCTGGGGGTCATTAAAGGCATCAATTATCTGTTGGGCGCTCTTGTTATAGAGCATAAGCTGGCTTACGTGCCAGCCACTGAACTTGTAGTCACCTACTATTTGTCCTGTCCAAGGTACTCCGTCTTGATTACGCCACTCACCGTGTATACGCGCACTGTTTGGCATTTCGGCATCACACTCCTTGCATACATAGCAGGCACGTTCTATATCAACGGAGTCGGGCCAGGTAAGTACTTGGTCGTGATTGCACTTGGGGCAGGTAACGTACCACTCTTTCTTATCTGACTGCTGCCAGTAGATGTCAACGCCATGTCCACTGATGCTGGGGTGGCTAAAGTACCATCTCCATCCTCCATCTTCCTGGGCTTGTAGACGTGTTTCATACTGTGTGATGACGTTAGGGTCTGAGGCATCTACTTCATCGTGAATGTTTAGGCCTGATGGAATCATCATAGCCTGCTTGCTAGTAAATGTACCACGGTAGAAGATGATACTGTCCCCCACACTCTTCTGTTCTATAGTGTCGTGGTCTTTAATCCACTCTAGTAGTACAGGGTTCTGAGCGATAATACGGTTGATAGAGCCACCTACCATGTCCTGTACGTCACCCTGCGTTGGTAGCGTATAGATAATTTGACGACGTAGCTTGTTGGCTACGTACATAGACTTGATGGTATTCATTACCGTAGCCCCTATCTGTGGGGGCTTCAGTAAGGCCTGGTTAGGCGATAGGTCATTGTATATGTCCCAAAGGAACCTACGCTTTTCAAACTCTATAGGGAAGCCAGCTTCATTCTTTATCTGATGCTTCACTACCCATAACGCTGGCAGGCCTTCCATTGCCTGTGCTACTTCCTCCTCTGTGTACTCCCTATTTGGTACGGTAGATGTCATTGAGCTTTTGGGTTAGCGCTTTAACCTCTGGCGGTGTCTCCGTCACCACGTTCACTGTCATCTCTTTCTCTTTCTGCTTACCGTACAGTCTATCATTTATAGACTGGTAGAACTGATGGTTGCCTTTTAGTGCGTGCTTCAGTCCGGTCTGCTGTAGCAGTGTCTCTATTTCCTCTGCTGTCATGTTCTGGGAATCAGCTATCTTCTGCATAGCTTCCCATATGACGGTTTTCACATCGCGCCTTCCTTTCGGCCTTCCTTTAGGGTTACGTACCTCACCTTTCTTAATAGGTATTAGGTTCTCACTACCAGGATGTCTACCTTTTTTGATTCCTTTGTTCTCATCTCCCTGTCTAGTTGACATAAGTACTAAGTTATTGTCTTCATTCTATCACCCCTCTCTTAGTGTGTCTAGGGTTAGAGACAAAAAAGCCACCAGTATGAGTGGTGGTTGTTTGGCTTCTAGTAGTAGTAGAAGGCTTTTCCTAGTTACGCTAGGTTCGTTCGGTCCGCTAGGTCCGCTCAGGGGTCCTTTCGGTTTTTCTTATTCAACGCTTTGGCGACGTTGTGTACCTTATTCAAGGGTACTCTACTAGTATACTATTACTAGTATGTTATCTCAAGTCCAATACTTTCTATCCCAAAAGGTAGTCCCTTTAGAATCTACTAGTCTATGTACTCTGCATCTACGGTGCCATCTGTATTGTTTTGGTCCAGATGTATTCCACCAGATAGTCCCTAGATAGATACCGTAGCCTAATACTTTTAGCTTTAGTTCTTTGTGGTTGTATTTGTCAGCCATAGCTTTTCTAGCCCTTAGCTGTCTTTACAAGTACTGTCCTTCTATCACTTCCTAGTACATAGTGTGGCTTACCTGTAGTGTCTGCCTCCTGTTGGGCTACTAGGGAGCAGGCAGCTAGTGTGCCTACTACTATAGTCTCACCTGTAGGTCGTTGGGCGGTGAAGATACTAGTAGCCATACTTGTCCTTTAGCGCTTGGTAGTCTATATACGGACTTTCGTTGGATATGAGCATTAACTGGTCAGTTAGTTCGCGGATAGCTTCTTGTCTGTAACGCTCTAGGTCTATGCCCTTATGTATCTCGTGTAGCTCTACTGCGCGGCGTTCTACCTGGGCTTCTAAGCTGTTATCTTCCTGGGCCGGACGGTCATAACGGATGATTTCTGCCTGTAGCGTTGGTATTTCAATTATACCACTCTGGTACACGTTGGCTACTAATAGGGCAATGGTTACTATGAGTAGTTTATGGTTCCAGGTCCACGTCTGCTTGATGTAGTTGGTTAGCTTAGTCACAGTAGTAAGTGCTAGATTGGTCCACCGTACAGACTTGGTGATAGATGTGACCGAAAGCTAGTAATAGGGGAAGCATTATTAGTGCTCCGAGCTTGATGTAGGTAAGCATATTAGTCCATGTGGTTATAGTAGGCTGGCTTGCCGTTGTAGGGGTGGAAGTGTAGGCGGTTTTTAGCTGACCAGGCTGTTCCATTTTCACGAATACGGGCAGTCATCTTGCCACAGTATCGGTCAGTATCCTCTACGTCTGTAGGTACGCAGTGTCCTATCATGCCATCACCGTCTACGCTGGTACTTACTAGTCTGTTCATACTCACAGTCTTTGGGGTCACTTTTGTTACCTTGTAGAATACTGGTAGCTGCATGGTAGCTCCGAAGTCTGTCTCTAGAATGTCTCCTGTTTTCATATTAGATTAGATTAGACAAGTGCATCTAGCTTTGCTTTTAGGCCTACAACCACCTGTTGAGCCTTGTAAATTTCATCCTGCACTGCTTTAGCTTCTTCACTTACCTGGACTACTTGTGTACGTGCTGCTTCACATCGCTTAACTAACTCTGTAATCTCTACAGTGTATTTTGTAGCAAATACTTCTGCTAACGCTTTTAGTGTTTTATAGTCAGCCTTATAGATGTTACGCTCTTGGGTTAGTGACACTCCAAGGTGTAGGTATCCGAGGTGAATGTGTAAGTTACCATCATCTTCTACTACTTCTCCATCCTGGTCACTATTACTAAGTGAAAGAAAAGAAAATGCTTCTGCTCTACAAGTCTTGAAGTGTGCTCCGTTTACTAGTATGTCCCATGAGTCCCACAGGTACTGAAATGAGCTTGATGCTTCAATCTTTTTCTCTAGCTTGTGTATTAGTTCGTAGTTTAAGTTTGTCATTTTTTAGTTGTTGTTATGTCCAGCCCGTTAATGCTGTACTATGTTTAGTATATACTATATGCAAGGGGTTGCAAGGGGATAACTACTTAGGCAATACAATCTTAGCTTTAGCAAGTATTGGCTTTGGGGCCTTGTTTACCCAATGGTTTTTACCTAGCATGGCTTTAAATACTTTACTTCTTAGGCGGTTGTACCACTTTCGTCCGTAGAGGTCATTTTTAGTCCAGCTACCAAGCCATAGCTTGAAGATAATGTTTTTATACATGGGAGGTTGAATGTCTCTTATTAGCTATCTCAGTAAAGTGTTCTATACCATACTTTTGGGCAGTCTTTCTACCCCCCACCTTACCAGCTAGTTTAGCAGTTAGTGTCCCATCCTTCTTGAGTTTATCTATATACTCCTCCAAAGTCATTTTCCCTTTCTTTATGTTACATCGGCTACACGCTCCAACTATATTGTCTGGGTGGTCTAATCCTCCTCGTTTACGAGGGGTAAGATGTTCACAGCAGAAATCATCGCCTGTACAAAAACCTGTCAAGGTCATCTGTATGTCACAGTAAAAACACTTACCCTTTTGCTTCTGGTAAAGCCTGTCTCTGAACTCACGAATCTGACTCCACCCTTTTTCTGGTATAAACCGACCAGGGAAATCCATATCGGAGTACCATTTTTTGACTGTATTCATAACAGTTTTATTATACGCAACGTGCAAGCCCTTGCAACCACCATTCCTAGCTACATCTGGGGATTGTAGTTAAGTCAAGTTTATGCTTTTCTCCCATACCTCTTCCTTTCCGTTCTTTATGACCGTAGTGATTCCTGTGTAGTCCACCCAACGCTGCACAGCCACGTCAACGTACTTAGGGTCTAGCTCTACACCAAAGCATCTACGCCCTGTCTTTTGCGCTGCTATCAAGGTAGAACCTGAACCGAGGAAGGTATCTAGTACAATATCCTCCCCCTTGGTGTTGTTGGTTATTTGGTAGGCTAGAAGCTCTACAGGTTTCATTGTTGGGTGGTGAGTGCTTCTGCTTGGTCGGTCAAACGTCAAGACAGTGGTTTGGGTGCGGTCACTATTCCAGAGGTGTGTTCCTTCTTTCCACCCATAGAGACAAGGCTCATGCTTCCAGTGATAGTCCTGGCGACCCATTACCATACTGTTTTTGTTCCAGATAAGACACTGCCTTACCTTCCATCCAATGTCATGAGCAGCTCCTCTGAAGTTGTAACCCTCTGAGTCTGCGTGCCATATATAAAACACTGCACCAGGCTTCATTGAAGCATCCGCAGCAGTGTAGGCATCGACAAGAAAGGCTCTGAAACCGGCATCGTCCATCTTGTCGTTTTCTATCTTGAGGGCATCTTTTGTCTTGCCAGTGTAATCGACGTTGTAAGGTGGGTCGGTAAGCCACATATCGGCTTTAAAAGGCCCCATAAGGCTCTCCAAGGCCTCCAAAGAGGTAGAATCGCCACAAAGTACCTTGTGCTCACCTAATACGTACAAATCGCCTAAGTGACTCCTAGGTGTAACAGGTACTTCAGGAGCATCGTCATCCTCCTCTTCGGCCTCTAAGAGTAAGTCTGGGTCAAAACCTGTCAGCTCCTGTAGGTCAACGTCTAGGTCTTTCAACTCTTCTATTACAAGGTCCATTTCCCATTCAGACATTTGGGCCAGTTGGTTGTCAGCAAGGCGTAATGCTTTCACCTCCTGCGGTGTAAGGTGTTCCAGGCGTACAGAAGGTACTTCTGTCTTACCCATACTTTTTAAGGCTTCTAGTCGTCCATGCCCAGCTATAAGGGTGTTATCCTTGTCTACTAGTACAGGGGTGGTGAAGCCAAAGCGCTTAATGTTTTCAGCTAAAAGCTCTATCTGCTTCTTAGGGTGGGTTCGGGCGTTCTTTTCGTAGGTCTTTATATCATCTATCTTTAGATTTTCTATTTTCATTTAGGGATGGGTTATAAGAAGGGTTAAAACTGTCTCTGGGGTACCTTGTCTTACGGTTATGAGTTTGCCGTTTTTGTAAGCTGTACCAATGTAGTTACCATCAGGCTGGCGGATGATACTAATAGCGTCGTGGTTCTTTTCTGGGTTATGTTCCATGTTATTTTTCAAATGAAAACTCGTGCTCGTGAGTGTCTTTAAAAGTAAATCCATTCCCCTGCATCCGTGTGTGCATTATCCGAGCCATTTCTTTATCGGTCACTTCAACTCTAGTGTCGTGACCATTATACGTTCTTATAATATCCTCCCCGATACGTGATGTGAACCATGTTAACGGCAGTTTCATACAGTCTTTATTCTACCACGCGGGCTAGTAATGGGAATATACTTACCTGTGGATAGAGGGGGTAGGGAACAGCTACGGTTCGGGGGTTCGAGTCCCCCGCCCCTCGCCATGTTTTACAAGGAGGTGATACATGATTCGCTACCATGAACTGCTGCGGCAGAAACTTGACGAGCTGCGGGTGGACATCTATACGTTCTTCCGCCTGGCTCATATCTACTGCTTCGGTACTGACCCCGACATCTCAACTGAGGTCGCTCAGTACACGATGCACGCCATCATCCCTAAGTATGTCGAGAAGTATCTTGACACGCTATAAAGGACAAACGCCACCTGTAATGGGTGGCGTTGCTTTGTTTCATGCTCTGTTCAGTGTCCAAGAATTGAACTTGAATTTCTAGGTTATGAGCCTAGCGTCTTACCATTAGACCAACCCTGAACAGAACATATAACTTGTTGATGTGCTACTCCCGTATGGCGAGGGCTACTCACCTTCATTTCGTGCTGGTACTATTTTATTCCCAACGGGGCACTAGTCATTAGCGATATGACACGGGAGCAACACACCAACTCTCCCACCCTTCACGCCCCAGCCGAAGCTAGAGGCGCATGGAACGAACAATTTTCTTTGAAAAGTACCACATCAGATGTGGCGTGAAAGGTGGGAGTATTTCGTTTAGTTTTCAAACTTGACCATAGCGTTTTGTTTAGTTTGTAATGTCGCGGGCTGGTGGGGTGAGAAGATGCAAATGTTGACGAGCCAGCGCATCTATATAGAGTACGTCTTTCCCTACTCATCCCCCAACAACCAACGACTGTACTGTGTGATGTGCTGGTGAGTGGGGGCGACGTATTTCTACAATCGCCTGTCTAAACTTTTCATATTCGATGGCAACCTTGTGGTTTAGCGCACAAGCTAGCTCCATCCTGTCCCACGCAACGACACACCACTTTGATGATTGGCTTTCTTACCCATACCAAGACTGTACACATGCTTGACCCTAAGAATGAGGAGTACTCCTCAAAGTGGCGCAACGCTCGTTTCTTTCTCTGGTAATTACTCCAGATATATCTTGACTTGGGGGAGTAAACCAACCATCTTTCTATCAATGAACTACCTCTAGTATACTACGCACTACACGACTGGCAACCGATGTCATCTTCTGCCCTGTGGATAGTCAGCTTCTTACTTACGGCTGGGGTATCGTCGGTGAAGGGGTCTTTCATAGACTACCAGTATACCACTACCTCCTCCTGCTCGTCACTTCCCCTGTCCGTCCTATCTGTGGTCTTTCTAGCCACCGTGTCATACGGTTAAAGCAAGGTAGGCAGTAGAACGGGTCGCCGCTTTTCTTGTGACACGACTGGCACATGCCGGTACAGGTCTTCATTCTTTTGTACACCTTACGTACCAATAAGTTCGTAAGTCTGACGGATGCCACCAGCCGTGGTGCGAACAAGTTCGTTCAGGGTGTTCTGCTATCCAAGCTCTCGTCTCATACCAGTTGGACACTTGCGGGGCTAGGTACAAGATAATGAAAGCGGCTAATAATCCCCCTACAAATAGTCCTACTATTCTCCCCGCTATCTTGTTCAGCTCCTCATCCTCTGGGGTGTGGTCGTCGTAGCTCATATCTTGGGCTGGTTTTTTAACCACTTATAATCTCTGTGCTTACTAAAGTCCCGTACCTTCTTGCATCGCACACACCATTCACAGTCGTGATAACTTGGGTTAGGAACGTCCTTCATTGACACCCATTTGTGAAGTCCTAAAGTGCAAAGTATTTTCATATCTTCTTAGTCTTACCATACCGTAGCTCATGTACCGTCTTGGGGTCGAGCTGGCGGGTGAATAAATCTGGCATGTTAGTTAAGCGCACCATCGGTTAAATTCAGTTATCGAAAGGCGCGCGATTTCTGATACAACCCAACTAGGGCAGAAAGTCCCGATTACAAGTAGGTGAAGGTCATCTTCTGCTGAATGTGCCGCCTCGTCATCACCAGACATGGCAATAATTCTGTCTACTTCTTTTTTTAGTGTTTCTTGTGTCATACCTATGGCATTAGTCTGTTAATGATGGCTTCTAGGTCCGATACATACACCATGTCTCCTAATGGTTCATGGAGATAGTCAAGCGCTTTCACTTCTTTCAACAACTGCTCTTTAAGGGAGGGTGTTGGATAAGTTCCTATAATCTCTCCTCCAGGTCCAAGGTTGCCTCCACCTCCGCCGCGTCCCATCTTGATTACTAATTTATCCTGTTTCCCTTCCACCACCTCCCTCAGTTCGGCTACTACGTCGATGAGACGATTAATTGAATTAGTCATCTCCCAATGAGGCGTGTGCGCATTTAGCGGCTTCGGCAATACTGTCTTCATGTTAGTTGGTTTCTAGGCTTTTAAGTGCTTCTTCGATGGTTACTTGTTCACGTAGGTCAGCAAAGAAAGTGTCCCAGTATGCTTGCCAACATTCCATCTCGGCTTCAAAGGTTCCTTCTGAACGTTCCCGCCACCCCCGTGTCTTTCCTACTGCTTTCCAGGCTTTTGGCTCTAGCAAATAAACTTGGGGATAGAAGGAACCACTAGGTAGTTCAAGCCCACCTGCCTTTGCATCAGTAAGCCATCTTTCAAGTGCTGTTGGTTCTACTTGTGCTATTGCTGTCATATCTCAGTCTTAGGGTCTGGTAATTGGTGAGGTGAGGGCTTTCATACGTTCGTCTATAGCTTCCCGACACGACTTAAACGAATTATTCCCCGCCTCTGCGTCGTTCAAGTCAATATCCAAGTCCCCACTCATCAGCCTGGTAACGTTGTGGTTCAAGATTAGCTTCCAATTATAAGTTGTTCCGTGGTAAGCATTAAGTCTCCTATTACACTCATCGAGATAATCCAGACGCTTGGTATCTTCACCAGCCGCCTTTCTCCCTTCCTCATACGCTAGGGTCATTGAGGCTGCGTTTTGTGCCTTTATAGCATCTGCTAGTGCTTGGCCTTTCTCGGTCCCCATGGTTATTCCCACTTCACCGATACATTGGCGTATCTCAGCACTCCACCCAGTCTCCTCTATTAGTTTTGAAAGCATGGTGTTACTTAGGCAACAAAATTAAAACTAGAAGTAGTGTTTGAATTGCCTGTAATAACAAGACCCATATCAACATGTCTGCAATTATTTTCATATTTATTTCTTAATAGCTTGTATAAAGTCTTCAAAGGCACTGCGGCAACTACTACTGGTCTCGTACTTCTTCTGAATTGTCTCCGCTATCTTTATAATTTCTTCTACTTGGGCGTTGCTGTGGAGAGTGAGGGCTTCTATAATCTCTGCTCTAACCCAGTCGTGAGTGACAGGATTTACTGTTTTCTTAATGGCAATAAGTTCTAAGTATCTTAATGAGATTTCTTCTGCTATTTTTGTAATTTCCTCCTGATAGTCTTTTGGCATATGGTTACTTTTGTTTAAAACAGACCGAGCACATGTAGTACCGTCGGCGTCCGAATAATGATTTGAGTCTAAAACCAGCTGAGGTTATTCCAATAGCAGCCAGCTTTTCATCGAAGGCTATATCCATATCCTCCCTTTCGTCCTCGATACGGTAATACTCCTCAACCTTATCCAGGCCAAGAGCAGAATCCTTGTCTCTGATGTATGGTGGAAGGCATAGAACCCAATCGTGCTCGCGGCCTCCTTTACAGAGCTTACGCTTAGCGGTTTTACGCTCAGCCACTTCCTCCTCTACCCAACTCTTAGTTTCTCTGTCGTATTTTTTCATATTCTACTGACTTAGAATTTCTAGTTGTTCGCGGAGCTTTTCTAGTCTAGGAGTCACTGAACCTAAAGCTACAGCAGAGTGAGATAGCTTTGACTCAAGCTCTGGCATCATCCCTTTAGGAGCGCCATACTCTTTGTATACAGCTAGTAAGGCCAAGTTCTTTTCTTGGGCTGCTCGTTCTCTTGTGGCTACCTTTTCGAGCCGATGGATTTCTTCTTCAAAGTATTCTCTTATGAAGTCGAGGTCTAATGTTTTCATATTTGTTTAAGCCACCCGTTTAGTAATGTGGCTATCGCTAGTATAGCACTACACCATACAAAACTCAACTTGGCTTTTCCCCAGTTTATGCTACAGTAAAACCCCCTGAAAAGGGGGTCTGTACTGGCCCGTTCCCCATGTGGGGCGGGCTGGTTTTATTTGTCGTCACCTATTACTTTGAAGGTAGGAACCTCTGTTATGTTCCCGTTGTGGTCCTTTACGAACTCAGTACTTCCCTGTTCTACGTTTACCTTGTACTCGAAGGGTTCTTTTGATACTGGGCAGATGCCTACTCCTTCTGGTGGCATTGGGTGCCCGATGCCTTCCAGGGGCTCCCCGTGGTTGGGACAGCAAGGTACTCCTTTTTTGTTTTTGGTGGCAGGCTTGAAGGTGGCCATGTTACTTCTTCTCCTCTACAAGCTTGTCTACTACCTCAGTCTTAAACTCAGGACCAAACTTGGTTATCAAGAAGGCTTCAAAGAGGGCACGGCCTTCGGTAGTAAGGTTCTCGTTGTCATCCATCACACCTTGCTCGATGAAGGTCTTTTCTGGCTCTGACTTAGTTAGTAAACGGAACTTCTTTGTAAGATTTGTCATAATGTTTTTTATGTTACTTGGTTCTGATATAATTTCTACTTCTCCTAGCTTAACTACCCAATTATATTTTTTGGCGGCTTCTGGGTCTTTTGGCTCGCTGCCTCCGAAAAATAATGGGTCTTCTTTTTTACCAATAAAGGCTCGTGTTCCATCACCTTCTACCCAGTAGACTTCAAATTTATCTGTTTTTGCGGCGGATGGGGCGGTGCCTCTTGGCGCTTTAATAATTTGTCCTATTTTGAACATAGTGTTTATCCTCTAGCTTTAACAAAGTCATGTTGACGCGAGGTATGCGTACCCATGATGTCCTTTGTTTCTTTGATTCTTTTAATGGCTTGAGCAAAGTGCTTCATCTTTACTTCTGAAGCGTCTTCGGCGGCAGCAGTACGGGCAGCACTTAGGATTACGTTCTTGATGTAGCCGCCAGTTAGGTCAAACTTTGCCAGCTTCTTTATGCTTACGTCTTTTGCTAGTGGCATCTTCTTCGGTAGGAGCATGTTCCAGATGCCTTCGCGGGTCTTTACGTCAGGGTTTTTGAACTCAACCATAAGTGAGATACGTCTAGCCATAGCTGGGTCTAGGGTGTCGCATCGGTTAGTGGCGAAGATTACTACGCCCTCAAACTTTTCTAGGCAGGTCAGCAAGGTGTTAATCTCAGAGGCAAGAATCATTCCTACGTGTGAGCGGTCTGTGATTAGGCCATCACATTCGTCTAGGAAGAGCACGCTGTCGGTCTTTTTGGCCTGGGTAAAGGCTCCTTCGATGTTGCGGTTAGCTCCACCAGGTTCTGAGGTTTGAATCTCAGCCGCCGAGATGACCATTACTTCTTTACCCAATGCCTTGGCTATACAGGTAGCTCCCCAGGTCTTTCCAGTACCAGGCGGGCCGTAGAAGAGCATGGACATGGCCTTGCCGTATTCCATCACTTCGTCTAGTCCCCACTCCTTGAAGATTTTGTTCATGTTCTTGTGCTGCTTTAGCACACTTAGAATCTCTGACTTTACTTCTGGCTCGATGACGAGCTTATCAAGGTGTGAGGTGTCTAGCTCTAATACTACGTTGTGCTTAGATATGGTCTCCTCAAAGTCTTTTAGATGTACAGCATATCCAGCAGCACTGAGCCACCAGTTATCGGAGCTGGCTATTCTTCGAGAGTCCTTATCCGCCATACTGTCGTACTTAATCCGAATACGTGTACCTGATATTTCTGAGACAGTACCTGCAATGTATACCTCGGAGTCTGGGTAGGCATGGTTAGCATTTGGGTCGTGAAACCCCTCTAGGACAATCAGTCGGGAGCCGATAGGGAAGTTTTTTGCTATAGACTTTTGGGCTTTCGTTTGTAGTTCAGTATACAACTCCTTCAACTTTCTTTTGTTACTTTTTAAAGCGTTAGGTAGAGGTATCATTTTGATTTCTTCTTATCCTCTTCTGGTGCAACCTTTGCGTTCTTCATGAAGTTGTCAAACCACGTATCGTCCTCGAAGCCACCCACCGCACTGTCTATAGCAAGGTATGGAGTCATGAAGGCTTTACCAAGGCGGGTTACTTGTTTCTTAGACGGCTCACCCTTACCTTCCTGCCTCTGTGACAGCTTTACCATCATAGCAATGCCATAAGAGATACCGGCGCGAAAACCTACTAGGTGGTCACGGGTCATATTCTTGTAGTTGCTGTCCTCTGAGGCGATGTCATGTACCAACTGGCGCATGAGGTCCGCTTCTTTCTTGCCGAGAGGTTCTGTAGTGCCCGTGAACTCTTGAAAGTCTTTGTCAAAGGTCATCTTTGTCATCTTGATAGAGATTTCCTTTGCTGTCATTTCGTTTGGTTCGCGGCCATCATCATCTCGACCTATTGGAAGGAACATATCTACTTGAGTAAGTCTTCTAGTAATTCATCTTCGCCCCCCTTCTTTGCCTTGGCAGCTATTTCTGGGAAGTCTTCGGTAGTTAGCCCACCCTTCTCCATAGCCTTCTGCATACGAGTGTAAGCCATTTCCTGATATTCAGGTGGTATACCTTTAAGGGCGTAGGACATGGCAGCCGCTACTGCGTCACTCATGTCTTCTGAATCATCTGGGTCTGGTTTGTAGACGATAGCCTGGGCAATGTGCCGAGGTATTACGTGAGTGATTCTTTCTTTGGTTACTTCAAAGATTGAGATTAAGGACTCAATGCTGAAGCTGGTGGTAAAGTTACTGAAGGACGAGATTCCTTTGCGTGCGTAGATGTAGAGTTCGTCTGCACCATACAGTTCGCAAAGTTCTTTTGTAGCTGCTCGTGCGGCAGTTGTTAGTCCTGCGTTGTTACGGACTTCCGAGGGGATGTCCATGAACTTTTTGCCTGGGTGGTTTTCTTTAAGGTACGTGGTTAGTGTTTTCATTTTAGTTATTCTTTCATCTCATAAGCATCTATCATGAGTCGAACGGCACCCGATTTTGTTTTGCCTATTCTCTCCGCTAGGGTTTTGATTTTCTTAATTCTTCGCTTCTCATCTGCTAAAGTCTCTCCTTTACCTTTTAAGTAGACCATGTGGGTCTTGTACTTCTCCATATTAGCTTTCTAGGAGTGAAGGGCGTGAGTAAATACTTGGCCCTCCTGTGTGCGAGGTTGGTGTGAGCTTTCGCATTTTACGCTTGAGTACGGTAAGTCGTGAGTCTACTGACTGTCTTGAGAGACGGTACTTGGTACGAAACTCTCGCATTGCTATCCTTCTTTCAGGACTCTTCGCTCGTGGCTTTAGGTAAGCGAAGCGCTGCACAATGCTCAGTAGCTCATTGTCCACTGTTGTGTTCCAGTGGAAGTAGGCCGCTCGTTTAGGCTGCTTTGTTTTCTCTGGTGTCTTTACTGACTCACCAAGGATTACATCTAGCGCGGCATTTTTAATCTTTTTACTTTGGTCTTCAGTAAGCTCAATAGTGGCTCCTGATGATAGGCGGACTTTTACGTCCACGATTATATCAAACATAATTATTTTTTAACCCAGCCCGTGTAATGGCTGTACCCATATACTACCACGTATACACATACGTGCAACTAGTTCTTATCCCCAGGTTGTACCAGACTACAACTTTTTATATTCAGCAAGTTTATTCTCGTACCAGAGAATGTCGTACTGTAGGTTCTTTGTATTTTCGTTTCGCTGTTTTAATTCTTCTACGTTTACTCCGTCTTGTTTAAGGTGTCTTTCAAACTCTAACCAGTTACCAGATAGGTTGATGTTGCACCTGTAGCACTGTGGGCGAAGGTTGTCTAACGAGTAGCGCAGTTCTACAGAACAAACTGACGATGCAATAAAGTGACCAGTCTGCCACCCCGCTCCTTCCAGCCCTTGTTTGTAGCAGGTGTAGCAGACGTTGCCATGCCGCTCCCTGGTCAGCCTCTTACATTCCTCCCAGAGCTTCTTTTTTAGCAGGGTTATAGTTTGGGGCTTCTTCTTTGGTTTCGAGGCTCCTGAGCGATTCTGTGGCCTCTGAAGGGGTGCTGTTCGCTTAAAGGGAGTCCGCTTTAACGGTTGGCGTGCCTTTTGCTTAAAGCCGCTACGTTTCATCTATCTAGTCTATCACAGGTTTGGGTGAATCTTTTATAACGTGGTGCTTTACACAAAGGAGCTGGAGGTTGTCGTCATCGTTACTGCCTCCATCGGCGATGCGAACTATGTGGTCAATCGTGAGCTCCTTTAGTGGTGGCTGCGGGTGCATGTTGTACCTGAGACAGGTTCGGCAGTAAGGACCATCACGTCTCGCTAGTCGCTCTTTGGTTTTTGCCTTACGTTGTAGAAATGACGAACCATACTTGTTGACGTACTTCCTTCTCTTCTTGAACCTGTCTTTTTGCACCCTGGTCTTCATGGCGTAGCGCTCACCGTATACCCAGGTGTACTTCAGGTCAGATATAAAACGCTTGACCGTAACCCAGTAGAAAACTCTAACTGCCCGTCGCAGTCTCCAGAGAGAGCTGTCTCCCTTTTTAATATAAGTTTTGTGCTTCTCCAGTCCTAACATCTATGAGGGTCTTAATAGCGCTCATCATTTTTTCGATTTTCTTTATCTGAAACTTCCAGTGCCTTTCACCTTGGCCTAGCTCGGTTGCTTCCCACTCCCTTTCGGCTCGGGTGTCTGACTTTACATCTTTTCGTAGTTCATTCCAGATGGCTGGCTTGGCTAGTAGGATGCGCTCGTACTCGTTGGTTGCCTGCGCGTACTTTGCACTTAGGAGTACACGAAGCTCAGCTAACCGACCTGGTGTGGTTACGGTAGCCATCTCTCGCTCAATCTGTTCTAGGGTTAAACCTTTCATTTTTGAATCTTTTTAAATCAGCCGCTCTAATAATTTCTCGCACCTCCTCTCTGACGATAGGGACCAGTGCCTCTTGTTCTTCAGGTGACATATTTTTTAGTCTCTATCTCTTTTCTAAAGTTCTCGTTCTGCTCGTACACTTCGATTATTTTCTTTAACAGAGCGGGGTCTTTCTTTTGCTCGTAAACTTTCATTGCGCTATCGAGACATTCTAGGACTATTTTGTATGACTCAAGGTCATCTATTTTTTGAAGAGAAATAATCATGTTAGTAATCATCAAAGGCGTTATCTTTATCTATCTGCTGCTGCGCGGCTTCCTCCATAGCTCGCACCCATCCGTTGTTTGGAGTGTACTCGCCCGTAGCTGGGTTGAACATTAAACCAAGGTTTCCATTCTTACCACTCCACCTGTTCTTCTGAAGGGAGAACAAAGTCTCGTTTTCGTAAATGCGGACCTTCTTTACCATTTCGTTCTTCCTCCAGAGCATGATTATCTTGTCACACTCCTGTCGGATAGAAGACGAGCCTTTCAGGTTTAGTAGGCTTGGGGGTATACCTTCCTCTAGCTGGGTTATTTGGATAAGCACGACTACAATTACGTTCCAGCGTTTTGCTATGTTTTTAAAGTCCTGAAGTTTACGCTCTATCTTCAAAGGCTCAGGCTCGCGGTCATACTTTGCATCGGGGTCTGTGTAGCCCAGGTGGTCGATGACGACCATCTTTGCGTTGTACTTGGCGATACCCTCAACTACACGTTCTTCTATCCAGTCGGGGCGAACGCGGGCGGCGTGTTTTTCTGGTGAAAGAAACTTCGGTACGAACTGTCCATTGGCCATACGCTGCTCTATCAGCTCTTCGTTTGATTGCTCCAACGGTATCATCACGGGGTTAAGGTACTCGTACTGCTTCATGAGCCATAACCCCATCGCTGTTTTCCCGTGTCCTGAGTGGGCAGCTACGCCTATCATCATCTGCTCACGTAAACCTCCTAGTAGGTCATCTACTTCTTTTAGTCCTGTCATGTGCATTGCCTTTTTAGGGCGTGCCTCTATTTGGCGCTGTAGGTCGTCTGACCAGATAAGGCGGAACTCTCCGTTGTACCTGGCGGCCACTTCCTGTAGACGCTTAAGCCCTTCGGCTGAGTGTAGCTCACCCTTCACCCGTTCCTTTTCTGACTCTATTCGTTTTAGTAAATCTTTAACCTCCATATTTTTTAGACTTAAGCCCTGCTAACTTACTCCATTTTGAATCCAGGTCGGCTGGTGATGATATTTGAGGGCAGAACTCTTCGTCCTTGTGGTCTAAATAGAAACGCAGGGCGTTGCGGATTGCTTTCATTCCCCGTTCCTTTGCCAGGTTCTCGGCGGCCTTTTGCTGAGTTACGTTTACCGTCCAGTTAAGGGGACGCTTACCAAGGACTTCCTCGAATACATCATACACCTCCTTGTACTGCCGCTTCGGGGGTTTATCCACT